CCGGTCGATCCAGATCCAGTTGATCCAGATCCAGTTGATCCAGATCCAGTTGATCCAGATCCAGTTGATCCAGATCCGGTCGATCCAGATCCAGTTGATCCAGATCCGGTTTTACCTCCACCACCACCCAAACCCCCAGCGGACAACGTAACACGTCTTGGCTTGGCGCGTCTAGATGATGATGGTGTAAAGATTTATATTGGTACTCGTAAAAAAGAAGATGCTAGAAAATTAGAAAAAGATTTAATGCAGGCGGCAGAAGATGAAGCTATTGTAGGCGGCAATACCAGCCCTTCTACTGATAAGCTTGATAAAGAATTTAAAAAGACACGCCGCGCCCCAGATCCTATTCTTTCAGACTATGATACAATTGTTAAAAGAATAAAAGGTGGTAGCAAAAGAGAACCAGAACCTCACTTTACAGTGGATAAGTCTGTTATGCGTGATATACGTAAGCGCTTAGGAAGTGAAAAAAGAAGTGGTATTCCCAACAGCGCGATTGATGCTTTAGTTACAAACACATTAAAAGCTTATCTTGCTAAAAAAGGCAAAATAACTTCTAGGGATGTTACTCAAAGTCGCGATATAATGAAATCAGCGCTTAAAGGTATTAAAGTGAGCGAAGATCAAAAAGATATTCTTATAAACGCATTAGTTAGTTATGGTCTAGTTCGCCCAACTAAAGCCCGAGGCGGATTAAAAGCTCGCTCTCAACAGAGACGCAATAAGGCTGCGAGACAAAAGCGTAAGGAAAAGAAAGGAGCAGAAAAAACAGCTGCACCGCCTGAAGCCTTACAAGAAGTCAAAAACAAACAAACTTTAGATAGATGGCATCTTCTTGCCGGAATTAAAAAATAAGAGGCAAAATGAAAAAATCACAGCTAAAAGCAGTTATTAAACCTATTGTAAAAGAATGTATTAATGAGGTTCTTTTAGAACAGGGCTTGCTTTCCAATATTATTGCAGAGGTTATCAAAGGGGTTCAGCCTATCCACGCGCGCGCTCCCATGCCTACTCCAAATAAACAATTAATATTCCAAAAGCAACAAGTTGAAGAGCAACGCCAAGAGTTGGAATATCAAAAACAACAGCAATTAAAAGAACAGAAAAGAAAGCTTTTAGATGCAGCTGGATTTGGAACTGATATTTTTGCTGGCTCTGAGCCAATTACCGGAGGTATCACAACTGAAAGCAAAGACCCATCCGGAGGTCAAGCTGGTGCCTTATCTGGTGTAGCCCCAAGTGACCCTGGTGTAGATATATCTGGCATTATGGCTGTTGGTGGAAGAAATTGGAGCAAAATGATATAGGAGTCTCAATGTCAAGCAAAAAACCAATTAGAGCAGAAGTACGAGCTAAATATTCTGATGAACCGATTGAAAGAATGCTTAAGCGTTTCAACAAAAAGGTGAAAAAAGAAAGAATTATTGAAATATTTTTAGAACAAAAAAGATACGAAAAGCCGTCAGATCGCAAACGAAAGCTCCAAAAGAGAAGAAAAAAGGTTTTAGAAAAGCTTCATCGCGCTCAACAGAAGAATGCCAGTAGATAGACTATATGGTATTTCTTTCATTTACATACTAATTAATCATAGATTAAAAGGAGTGTTTTTATGTCTGCTATGTTAGAACAAGCCATTATTGACGCAGAGCAATTAAAAGAGGCTGCAAAAAAAACTGCTGAAGAAGCGGTGGTAGAGAAATATCAAGATGAAATTAAAGAAGCAGTTGAAAAGATTCTTGAACAAGAGGATGACCTAGGAGGTATGGAAATGGCGCCTACTCCAGAAGGTAATTTAGAGTTTGTAGAGGATCTCCCGTCTGCCCAAACAACTCCTGATAGCGAAATAGTAGAAATTAATTTGGACAAATTAGAAGAAATGATGGCAGCAGAAATAGAAGAAGGCGGTCTAGACGCGTCTGAGATGGTTTCTCGTGAAGAAATTGCAGAAGAGCTAACGGAAGACGAGGAAGTTGAAATAGACGAAGAAGCGCTTTTAGAATTAGTTGACGAAACACAAGAAATCGAACTAAATGAAACAGATCTCGCTGCAGCAATCATGGAAATGCTCAGTGAAGAAGAAGAAGATACCCTAGGGATGCCCTCTGACGCAGAAAAGGAAGAGGCTAGCCAAGAAGGGTCCGAAGCAGCTAGCGCTGCAGCAACAGGAAAAGGAACTACTGCTGTTGAAGAGCTTGAAGAAGATAAAGCTGAAGAGGAAGCGCAAAAGGGTAAAACGCGTGACAAAGAGGGTCCAGGCGCCGGTGGAGGATATCGTCGCCACCCGAAGACGACCTTGCAAGAAAACCTAGATAAAGTAGATAAAGAAAAGAAATCCCTTCTAAAAGAACAAAAGAGATCAGAACGAAAAGTCCAACTATTGAAAGAAAAAGTAGATAAGTATGGCACAGTCATTACAAAGCTTAAAACTAAGCTTAATGAAAGCAACTTAACAAACGCTAAGTTGTTATATCAAAACCGCATTTTAAATAGCGTCTCCTTGAATGAGCGACAAAAAGATAAAATTGTCGAGGCTATCTCTAATGCAACTACAGTTGAAGAAGCAAAAATAATTTTTGAAACTCTTCAAAGTGCAGTGGGCAGCTTTATAAAGAATAAGGCTCCACAGTCGCTGCGCGAAGTTGTATCACGTAGTTCTTCAGCGTTTATTCCTCGTAAAGAGGTAAAACCCCAAACGGATGCTTTTTCTGAAAGGATGAAGCGTCTAGCAGGATTGAAATAGAATAAACAAAAAGGAGAAAAAACAAATGTCTATTTTACAAAAACTTACAGAGGGTGTCGTTAGTCGCGACATGCGTAAGGAAGGTGCTGCTCTTCTCAATAAGTGGGAAAAGACAGGTCTTCTTGAAGGTCTCAATACTGATAGTGCCAAAAATGGTATGGCTCGTCTACTTGAGAACCAAGCGAAGCAGCTTCTAAAAGAGGCGGCTTCAACAATGGGTGGTGGAGATGTTGAAGGTTTCGCAGCCGTCGCATTCCCCATCGTCCGTCGTGTATTCGGCGGATTGATCGCTAACGATCTCGTCAGCGTTCAACCTATGAGCCTACCTAGTGGTCTCATTTTCTTCCTAGACTTTACTTTCGGTGGGACAGATGTTCATGCTAACCGTCTAGGTTTCGATAACGGCTCTTCACTTTATGGTGGTGGTGTTGTTGGTGCGCAACTTACTGGTGGTGTCAATCTCGCTGGAGAAGATGGTACCAAAGCCGGTCAGTTTTATAATTTAACTAATGGGTATTCTTCACCAACGGGCACCGTCGCCGCGAACGACAGCGACATTGCTGTTGTACTTACTGGTACTTTAGGTGATGGTGGCACGATCGATTTAACCACAGGATTTTCGGGTAATCCATTGGGTACATTGACGGAAACAGAAGTTAACAAGATCTTGCGATTTGATCCAGATTTGACTTCTGGTTCTGCTTTCGGAATTGTTGAGCTTGATCTGGGCCCCAACGGCGCGGATACCCAATTCAATTACGATGATTTAGCAGCAATGTCTTTCGACTTCCCCGGCGACCCGCTGGGGGATGTTGTTCTTATTCGCCGTTTATCTCAATTAAGTAAAAGTGCTGATGGTGACACCACTAGTCAAACTACACTTAGATCAGTCTTTGTTGCGCAAACTGGAACTATGGCTATCGTCGGGACAACAATGGTTCAGGCAACTGCAGAATATAGTTTCCCCATCAATGACAATTTCGAGAATGCCGGTGGGCAGATTGGCGCTGTTGTGGGTGATGAGCACTGGGGTCTTGAGAATAATGCAGAAATTCCCGAGATCAACCTCTCTGTTGATTCAGTGTCCGTCACGGCGATGACCAAGAAGCTCAAAGCTAAGTGGACTCCGGAACTTGGTCAGGATCTCAATGCTTATCACAACTTGGACGCCGAGGTGGAGCTTACTTCACTTCTCTCCGAGCAGATTGCTCTTGAGATTGACCGTGAGATTCTTGAGGATCTCGTAAAGGGTGCTACTGCTGGAACTTATTACTGGTCACGCAGTCCCGGTCTATTCGTAAACAGGAAGACCGGTGTTGAAGTTGGAGCTGGCGCTAACGCTCCCGACTTCACCGGTACCGTTTCTGAGTGGTATGAGACCCTTGGTGAAACTATTAATGATGTATCGGCACAGATCCACAGAAAGACACTTCGTGGCGGCGCCAACTTCATCGTTACTTCGCCAGAGGTTGCTAATATTCTTGAGTTCACCGCTGGTTTCCGCGCAAACGTCACTGTTGACGACGCAAAGGGAACTGCTGGAACTCAGCAGGTTGGCACACTTAGCAAGCGTTACGATGTGCTTGTTGATCCTTACTTCCCACGCAACCTCGTGTTGATTGGACGCAAGGGCAGCAGCTTCCTAGAGAGCGGTTATGTATACGCTCCTTATGTTCCACTACAGGTCACGCCTACCATCTTTGGTACGGAAGACTTCGTGCCACGTAAGGGTGTCATGACTCGTTATGCGAAGAAGATGGTTAGACCTGATATGTATGGTCTTGTCATCGTTCGTGGACTTCTAGGCGAGACTGGCGCCTCGGGCGACTAAACCAATCTAATTTAGATTAGTTATATTAAACCCCGTGCTTCTTTTGAGGTGCGGGGTTTTTTATATCCAAATAACTATTTATTATACACAAGGAGGATTCTAGATGAACCCACGAATAAAAAAGTACTTAAGACTAAAAGCCAAAGCCGAAAAAGCTGCAGCAGCTGTTGAAGCTGTTGAAGCCGTAGTAGAGGTAGAAGAAGCTGCAGTTGTTGAGGAAGTTAAAGTTGTAAAAAAGAAGAAACCGCTGTGGTCTAGAAAGAAGAAAGACTAATCTGCCATTTAACACTCCTTTAACTATTTACTATGAGGAGGACTATTAAATGGCAGCGCCTACTTTAACACCTTCAGCTACTACTAGTGCAATTACATTAACTTCTGGTAGCACTTTCACAATTGCCGAAACAGCTGCAACGCTAGGTCAATTTCCCTTCAGTGTATATACCGATGATGATTATTTTTTATCTGGAGCATCAGATCAAGTTGCCTATGTTTATAAAAAACTAGGCGGTGATGTATTAGACATTGAATTATCAAGTTCGCAAGTATTTGCTGCCTATCAAGAATCTGTTTTAGAATATTCTTATCTTCTCAATATCCATCAAGCAAAGAACTCTATTGGCGATCTTTTAGGCGCAAAAACCGGTTCTTTTGATGAAGAAGGTCAATTGCAGGATGATACTGATTTAGAAGATGTAGCTTTAAAATTTCCCAAATTTAAGTTTGAATATGCCCGCCGCGTGGCTCATGGTTATGCCACGGAAGCAGGGTTCGGTGGAACTACTCCAATTTATTCTGCAAGTTTTACTACAACTCCGGAAAAACAAGATTATGATTTACAGCAAATCATATCTTCATCAGCAGATGATGGAGACTTCGGCACCCCTAATCCTGTAGGTGCATCGCGTGTTAATATTACTAAGGTATATTATAAAACTCCGCAAGCTATGTGGAGGTTTTATGGCTATTATGGTGGTTTAAACACTGTTGGTGATTTAGCGAGTTATGGTCAGTATGCCGATGACAGTCAATTCCAATTGGTACCAACATGGCAAAATAAAGCTCAAGCCATGGCTTTTGAAGATGCTATATATACGAGAAATAGCCAGTATAGCTATGAAATTAAAGATGATAAATTAAGAATATTCCCTAATAGTGTGACAACTGGTCCTAAAACGATGTGGGTTGAGTTTTTTGTAGATAGCAATACTCCATGGAAAGAAAGTACCGATGTGGATTATGGGGTTAATGGTATTAATAATATCAATACATTGCCTTTTGAAAACACACCGTATCAAAATATTAATTCAATCGGCAAACAATGGATAAGAAGATTCGCATTAGCTGTATGCAAGGAAATGTTAGGTAATATTCGTTCTAAATTCACCACTATTCCTATACCTGGCGACAGTGTAACATTGGACGGTCCAGCGCTCCTTAGTCAAGGACAAGCAGAGCAAGAAAAACTGCGCGAAGAATTAAAAACCATATTTGACGAACTTACATATGTTAAAGTAGCACAAGGAGACGTTGAATTATCAGATGCCATAAACAGTGTCGAATCGAAGATACCAATGCTAATATTTACAGGATAAACAAGTAAATGCCTAAACCAAATGAATGGTCACAACCAGCAGAAGCCCCGCCTCCTTTATTTTTAGGTAAAAAAGAGCGGGACCTCGTAAAACAAGTCAATGATGAGCTTATTGAGCGTGTCATTGGACAAGGCGTTTTTTATTATCCAATTAGTATGGAATATACCAATTATCATTCATTGTATGGAGAGGCAATTGAAAAATCGTTTTTAGCACCCATAAGAGTTTATGCGTTAATTATGTGGGAAGGCTATACAACTGAGGTTACTAAAATGGGAATTGACAAAAGGCTTTCTATTATTGTTCATTTCCACAATAGAAGACTGACTGAAGACCAAAATTTATATGTTAGAGAGGGGGATTTTGTTAAATATGGTGATACTTTTTTTGAAATAGTATCATGGAACCAGCCTAAACAAATATTTGGTCAGGTAGAGCATAAAATGGAAGTAGAAGCAAAGTGTATCAAAGCACGTTCAGGGTTATTTAATGCCAAGTAAAAAATACTATTATGAAATAGAGCTTTCCACACTGGAAACCATTGATTATGCTTTTTATGATTTTGTTAATGATAAAATGAATAATTTTTCTAATACCAATGAAGGCTGGAAAAAAGTGCCTATATTATGGGTCAGCGCAGAAAGAGCATTTTTAGCTAAAAACAACAAAGAACTTATGGATGCAGACGGCACATTAAAACTGCCACTTATTACCATTGAAAGAACTTCTGTTTCTAAAGATTTAAATAAAAAAGGCGTTTTTTGGGGCAATCCTGTATTTCATACAGACCCAGCAAGAGGGGGTAGAATTGTTGTAGGTCGCAGAATTGTTAATGATAAGACTACTAATTTTGCAGCTGCGGATAATATTAAAAAACTACCTACTGATGGCACCACAGTTAATCGTACCCCTGGAAATCAAGCTTATTACCCCAGTGTTAATAAAAAAGTGGTCTATGAGACCATTACTCTTCCCGTGCCTGTTTATTTAACTATGAATTATGAACTTACAGTGCGATGCGAATATATGCAACAGATGAATACATTAACTTCACCTTTTGCCACTTTAGGAGGTCACATTAATTCATTCATGATTAATAGAGATGGGCATAAATATGAAACGTTTTTGCAGTCTAATTTTTCTTACAATAATAATGTCTCCAACATGGGAGAAAGCGAAAGAACATTTGAGACTACTTTTACATTTGAAGTTTTAGGTTATATCATGGGAGAGTCTCCTAATGGCGATAGACCTAAAGCTATAAAAACTCAAAATGCTGTAGAAGTAAAAATACCAAGAGAACGCGTTATTTTGGGAGATATACCAGAGTATGGCGATGGTAAAGGATTTTACCGAGAATAATAACTAATTAATAAAGAAACTTTGCGTTATTTTCTTAAAGAAAAAGTTAAAAGGAGAATTAACTAATGTCAGTTGATAAATTTAAATTCATTTCACCAGGAATCTTTGTAAACGAGATTGATAATACTGGTAGAACGGCGACACCGGAGGATGTAGGACCCGCATTGATTGGTAGATCTGAAAAAGGTCCCATCTTACAGCCTATTCGTGTTAATTCATATTTTGAATTTGTAAAAGTTTTTGGTCAGCCAATTCCAGGTGGTAAAGGTGGCGATGTATTTCGTGATGGCAATTACACCTCTCCTACATATGCGCCATACGCTGCGCAAGCATGGTTTCGAAACAATTCTCCTATAACCTTCGTAAGACTCGGAGGTAGAGCTAGGTCTAATGCAACAGGCATTGGCTTAGCTGGCTGGAAGACAGAAGATACCGAGCCCAGTGATGCAATTGCTACTAATGGTGGCGCTTATGGTCTTTTTGTTTGTGATGCGCCTACTAGATCTGACTATCTTTCAGCTAGTATCACGGTAGATAAAGACACTGTGCCTGCTGGGCAAACAATTGTTTTTGGTGATGGCAGGGGAACAACCAGAACGATTATTTCTGGTACAGTCACCAATAGCACTACATTCGATGCTAGCAGTGGAGTTAAAAATACAATAGCTTCAGAAATTAAAGATGCAATTAATGCTGGCACTAGTGAGTTTTTTGCAGCCACGGTTGACACAAATGTTGTCACCTTAGAAGTCAATACCACAGTTTCACCTCTGAATGATGTTCCAGCACTTTACCAGGGTCCTTCTATTAAAGAAAGTGGCGGCGATGCAATTGCGGCAACGGCAGAAATCGCCGGGGTCACGCCCGGAACATTGGTTGCTGGTCAATCATTTACATTAACAAATGCCGCTGGAACAACAACAACATACACTATCAATGGAGGCGGCGCATTCGGCACTCAACCCGGAGGCGCAGCAGGGACAACGTTCGATCTTTTTATAGGCGGCGCTAGCTCTATAGCTGATATTTGTGAAGCTATTAAAAAATCAATCAATGCCACCACCTCCGCAGATTATACCGCTACTGATGACGGCGCCACTGTAACTGTTACACAAACCACAGCCGGGGACGCAGGAAATAAAACAAATGCAGATACCGGTACTGGTCTTGGTGTTGATAGCGATCCGTTCACAGGCGGTCTAGACGGTCCTAGTGCTCTTGTTTTATCAATAGAACCACTCGTTGATATAGCCAATCGTGAGACGGGCATATGTTCTGCTTCTTACGCTAGCGTAACCGGCACTCTTGCAGCAACTTGGTATATTGATAAGGAAGCAGTCATTGGTCTTTCTGGAAGTAAGTCTATTGATGGAGAAAACGGCGTTGGAACTAGTATATACTTCGATTCAGTAGGCACAAAAGAATATAAAGTACAAATTTCCTCTAGTCTTAAAGGAATTGAAGTTGATTCAGCTTTTAATTTTAACCGTACTAGCGATAAATACCTTAGAAAAGTATTCAATACCAACCCAATTTTAACTAATAACGCAGCTGTGGAGGAATCCAGTAATTCATTTAGCCGTTATTGGCTTGGTGAATCATATGAAGGTTCTGTAAACGATACTATAACAGGCACCGGCGCAGGCGGAAGTGTCGCTGTGATATTGCCTTTGCTTTTTGGCACAATTCAAGGTGGTGATTTCACTAGTGATGGTAATCGTTTGGGCTTCCAAGACGCTCAGACTGGATATTTCTTTTCTCAAGATTTAGGAATTGGCACTAGCGCCACAGGCAGCTACAATCCTGCAAATATGCAAAAATTATTCAGATTAGTAGCACGAAACAGTGGTGATTGGGTATCACGAAACGTAAAAGTATCAATTGATAATTTACGAGCTTCGCCTAATGAAGCTGCTAATCCTTATGGAACATTTAGCGTAATACTACGCGCTTTGGATGACACTGACAATAGAGTTAAAGCAATAGAGCGACATGATAATTGCAGTCTTAATCCTAATTCTAAAAACTTTATTTTACGTAAAATTGGAGATAGACGCTATGAATGGGATCCAGATGATAGAAGATATCGCTCTTTGGGGTCCTATACTAATAATTCAGCTTATATTTGGGTAGACATGCCTGAAGCTGTATTAAAAGGTGACACAGATGCTACATTCCTGCCCTTTGGTGTAGATGGACCTCTACGTTTTGTTTCTTTTGTAGATGATGAGGATCCGGAACAAGCACAAACGCTAGTTAGTGGTAACTTGGACGATTATGGTAGCACTGTTACCACCTTTATTTCTGGAGCAACTGATGGTGACATTAAGTTTGAATTCCCAGAATTGAGACTGCGTGGGTCAGGTTCTGAAGGTGACCCTGTTGATCCTTTAAATTCTTTTTATGGTGTCGACACAACCTTTAATTCTACTCGCTTAGACCCCAGTGTGCGAGATTATTTAAGAATTAAGCCCGCTGGCGTTAGTGATTTTAACACTAGTGATATTACTGAGCATTCCTTTAGATTTACCTTGGATGACATGTGTATGGCTGGTGAGGCATCGGCTAAGGTCTTTTGTTATAAATCAGGATCTAGACAAGCAAACGCGGATGACGATACACTCTCTCGACGCGGAGGCTTAACTTATATGCGTGGCACCGGTTCTTACAAAGAGGTGTTGAGCGCTGGCGTGGATCGCTTTACAACGGTTTTCTTTGGAGGAACAGACGGTTTAAACATTAAAGAGTCTGAGCCATTACGTTTGGTTAATAATGTTGGTTTTGATGATAGTGCTCTTACTAATTATATGTTTAATTCAGTACAAGGCGCAATTGATTCAATTCGCGATCCCGAAGTTGTAGAATACAATCTTGCTTCAATACCCGGTGTTACAAACAACACACTTAATTTGTCCTTAATTGACATGTGTGAAAGTCGCGGCGATGCTTTGGCAGTTGTTGATTTAGCAGGAGGTTATACTCCACAATATCAAAGCACAGATAGCGAAGCAGAGCGGCGCGGATCAGTCACCACAACTGTAAATACAATAACCAATGAATTAATAACTAATTCAAGTTATGGTGCTGCATATTATCCTTGGGTGCAGGTTAGAGACCTTAACAATGGACAAATTGTTTGGGTTCCGCCTTCTGTAGTAGCCATCGGAGCGATGTCTTACAGCCAAAAGGCTAGCGAACTTTGGTTTGCTCCAGCTGGGTTTACTAGAGGTGGCTTGTCACTAGGTAAAGCTGGCTTGCCGGTTGTTGGAGTGCGTGACAGGCTGACTTCGCGCGACCGTGACAAGCTTTATGAAAATAAAATTAATCCAATAGCTCAGTTCCCTGCAGAAGGAATTGTAATATTTGGACAAAAAACATTGCAATCATCGGCATCTGCATTAGATAGAATTAATGTTAGACGATTGATGATTTTCTTGAAACGTCAAATTTCAAGATATGCTGCCACAATTTTGTTTGACCAAAACGTTCAGACAACGTGGAATCGATTTAAGGGTCAAGTGGAGCCATTCCTGAGAGGAGTTCAGGCTGGATTGGGCATCACCCAGTTTAAGTTAGTTTTAGATGACACTACAACTACTCCTGATTTGGTAGATAGAAACATTGTTTATGCAAAAATCTATCTTAAGCCGGCGCGTTCAATTGAATATATTGCTATCGATTTTATTTTGACTGATAGTGGCGCAGCGTTTGAAGATTAAATCAAAAAAGAGACTACTTATTAGTAAGGGAGAAAATAATAAATGACTGAGAGATTTTGGAGCGACCCCACTGTGGAGCCAAAACGAAGTTTTCGTTGGTATTTTACTTTAACAGGTCCGGAGTACAAGTTAGAAACTTATGCTATCAAATCGGTAAAAAAACCTTCTTTTACGGTTAGTGAAGTGCCACATCAATATGTTGCTCATACTTTTTATTATCCCGGTAGAATAACTTGGAACACGGTAGACGTTACTTTTATCGATCCAGTTAGACCAGATCAATCAGCTATTATTAGTAATATGGTGGTCGCTGCGGGCTATACTCCTCCTCGTGATGAAATACAGTCTAGAACATCATTTAGCAAGGACAAATTCGTTAAGAGTGTGGGACAACCAGTAATTAGTCAAATTAATGCTGATGGAAAACAGATAGAAAGATGGACTTTAAACAATGCATTCTTCACAAACGTTGATTATGGTCAATTGGATTACGGCACAGAAGAATTAGTTATTAATTCTGTGACTATACGTTATGACTTTGCCACATTGGAAACACTTCCTCCAGCTGAGCCCACATCCACATTAACGCCATAAGAGGAACTTACAATGCCCTTTTGGAGTGACCCGTCTGTAGAGCCTAAATTATCTTTTCGATGGTATGCTTCATTTGGGTTTGGCACAACAAATGTAATAAGTAGTTATACTTTACGTTCGTTTCAGAAGCCTTCTTTTGAAATAGCTGCATCTGAATACCTTTGGCTTAATGATGTTGCCTATAGACCGGGTATATTAACATGGAACCCTATAGAAATTACCATAACTGATGTAGAAGATATTTTTGAAAATAATACTAGAAAACTATATAGTATATTACAGCGCGCCGGCTATCAAACAGCTGATCCGGTTAACAAGCCGAAGTCTGCGATCGAAAAAAAAGCAGCTTCTGAGGCACTTGGTAACGATTTAAGATTAATTCAGATTAATAGTTCCGGCGGCGCTATTGAGGAATGGGTGCTGAAAAATCCATTTATCACAACAGTAAATTTTGGACAAGCTAATTATGGCGCAGAAGAAATCATGACTATATCTTTAGGATTAAGATATGATTGGGCTGAGCATAATATAAAGTAAATTTAATTAAAAAAAGAGGTAAATATGTCAAGAAATCAGAATAGAGCATTTGGGAATAATCCCGAAGTGCAGCAACCACCGGTGCAACCTAATCCCCCTCCAGTCCCTGCAGTTTCTCCAGAAGCTCCACCAAGTCCATTTAATTTCATTGTACCAACAGAAATGGTAGATTTGCCCAGTAAGGGGGAATTTTATCCCGATATCCATCCTCTTCACAATGTTGATGCTATTGAGATTAAGCATATGACTGCGAAAGAAGAGGATATATTGACTTCTGCTACGTTGCTCAAAAAAGGCTTGGCTATAGATAAAATGCTTCAAAGTATTATTGTTGATAAAAGAATTAAAGTTAAAGACCTTTTAATTGGAGATAAAAATGCATTGGTGATCGCTTCACGAATTTTTGGCTATGGTCCGGATTATAAAGTTGAGATACAATGTGTTCATTGTGACAATTCTTATGAGGCGGTATATGATTTAAGTGCATTACAAAATAAAAGTTCTACTAATTTTGGAAAAGTAGATAAAACGGCTAATAACACTTTTACATTGGTATTGCCTAAAAGCCAGATGTTGGTTGAATTTAAACTTTTAACTTCACAAGATGAAGAAAAACTCACTAAAGATAAGAAAGGCGGCTCAATGAAGCTTTTAAAACTCATAGTTGTTTCTATTAATGAACAAACAGATGGCTTTTATGTTGAAAGAGCGCTGCAGTCATTACCTATTTTAGATGTTTCAACACTTAAAAAAACATATGCTATGGCAATGCCAGATGTTAACATGGTTCAGGACATAGAATGCACCGCGTGTGGAGAAATTTCTACTTTGGGGGTGCCGCTTAATGCGGGCTTTTTTTGGCCTGACATCTGATTATATTAAAAATATTTATGAGCAATTGTTTTTTATGAATTATATTGGCAATTGGTCTATAACAGAATTGTATAATTTGCCTATAGGTCTTCGTGGCTGGTTTATCGAAAGAACAATCAAACAAAAAGAAGACGAAAAAAAGCGCGTAGAAGATGCACAACATAAAACCACCCACTCTTTAAGATAATACTTTCTCTTGTTTAAACTAATTATACCTATAGGAGCATGCAATCATGTTAATGAAAGTTAAAATTGATTTCGAAAAACTTAAGTCAAATAGTTTAAATGAAACTTATTTGGGCACATTTGCAGCTGATGTTGAATATTTGTTATCGCATTTGTTTGATAGAGGATTTAATCCACGTTTAACAGGACCCGGTCGTATATATGAAGACGACAAAGAAGCTCTTCCTCAAATTAGTATTAAAGGCAGTAAAGAAGACTTAACGGCTTTTGCTAATGTTATAGAACATGAGAAAACATATGCCTTAAAATATCTTGATGTGGGACTTGGAAGTCCCGAACTAGCAGAAGAAAAAATAAAATTAGAAAATTCGATTTATAATTTTGAAAAGATGACCGGATTGAAGTGGCCCTTAAGGTAATTTATATATGACTGATGATACCAAAACTCCAACTAATCCACCTTCCAATAAAGTCACTGCTAGGGATCTAGATGTACTAAAAGAATTAAAACTGACAGAAGAAGAATTCCTTGAAAATAAACTTCGTTTAAATCAACGTCTTACTGAAGAAGAAAAAGCACAATTAAGTGCGAAAGAGCAAGCAATTGTCATAACAAAGGATCTTTTAGCATCTCGAAAACAACAATTAAGCGCGCTTGAAAAATACACTGAAGGAGAATTAGCTGCCCTAGGACTTCAAGAAAATATAGTAGATAAGGTTAAAGAATGGATAGAAGAACTTGAAAAAGCTGCCCCAGCAGCCCAAAAATTCAACGAGCGGTTGGCTGCATCTAACGAGGCTGCAGATCAGATAACAAAAAGACTCTTTGGCATTACCGGTGCTTCAAAACAAATGGGTGCTGCCTTAGAAAACCCTGTTGAGAGCCTGTCTAAAATGGGGACGCGTTTAAAGCAAAATCTAACAGCGACAAATCTATTAGGCTCAGCAGCGCTTAAAGTGGCAGAAGGATTCACTAAAGCAGCCACAGCTGTCACTGATTATATGCAAAAAACATATGGCATGGAAGCAGCGCACGCCAAGGCTGTCGAAAACTACAATGATTACCGAACGTCGGCGCGTGACCTCAACATGCTTAGCCAACAAGAGCTTGCTGGTTATATATCAGACACAGAAAAACTGGCAGATGCATCGGCTTGGCAGCGAAAACAAATAATGGATACACGCGTTGAAATGCGTAAATCTTCAGCCGCTTTCCGTCAGAGTGCTACAGAAGATCAGGTTGCCGCCACCGATTTAGCTTTATTACTAGAAAGAAGACTAAACGTTACTGTTGGGAATACAGCTGGACAGATGGAAAAATTACAGCTGGTTCAAGGAAAAAGCTCGGAAGAGGCAAGAAAGATGACAGCCGACTTCGCGGTGCAGGCAAAAACTTTAGGCTTAGATGTTAACAAAGCACAAGGTGAGTATATTTCACAATCAAACAATTTATCCAAATTTGGACTGCCAGATATGCGAAGGGAATTCTTTAAGCTAGCAAACATTCAAGAGCAAACCGGTATTTCTATGGACAGTGTAATTTCGGGTATGGAAAAATTTAGTACATTCCAAGGCGCTTTAGAGGCAGCAGGTAAATTAAATGCGACATTTGGTACAATGATTGATGGGATGGAAATGGCAGCTAAATTCGAACACGAAGGACCAGTCGGCGTAATGCTTCTTTTAAAAGAGCGCGCGGAAGAAGCCGGCTTAGAACTGGATAAAGTCACATCGCCTTCTGCGATGAAACAACTTACGACTCTAACTGGACTTCAGGCGGAAGAAGTTAAAATGCTAGGTAGAGTATCAATGGCGCAACTTCAAAAGATTGCGGATCCCGCTTTGTCAGCGACAGATGCATATGCGGAATTACAAAAAGAACTAGGCGAATACACGACCGGCGTTGAAAGCAGCGGGAAAGCCACCGATACTGTATCAAAGGAGTATAAAACATTAGTTGAGAAACAAATGGAATACCAAAAGGATTTGGATGAAACCATTAGCAAGCTTGGAATACTAGGTTCGATGCTAGCTACTGGAGGCGCGATAATTGTTGGATTGGGTCTCCTCGCCGGCGCCTGGGCGCTGCTTAAGCGTACAACAGCTGGGGGGTGGTTGATGTCAGCTATTGGTGGTCTTAAAAGTATGGGTCCAGCAGCTGCTAGTTCTGCGCCAGGTGTTGCCAAGCTTGCCAGCGGTGCCGGCGCCGCCAAAGCTGCAGCTGCTGCGCCAGGTGCCAAAGCTGCAGCTGCTGGCGCCTCGGGATTCGGCGCAATGGGCGCAGCTGCTCTTACAGCAGCTGCAGCTGGGGGCGCGTTTCTTGGATGGGGAATTAATAAACTCGGACTCAATCCCTTCATGGAGGGAGAAGAAGATTTAACTTTATCTGATTATAATCCTTTTGGATCAAATATTTTTGCTCCGGGTCAAAATTATGTTAGCCAGCCCACGCCAGCTATCATTGGAGATTCGCTAGGCTCTGAAACCGTAACTAAACGAACTCAAGCAGCTCTCGGCGCGGGAGATAAAGTCGCGACCAACGCACCAGCTGCAGCTGCTGGACCCACAGAGTTAAGACTAACTGTTAATTTAGTAACCAAAGAGGGCAAAACGTTGGGTACTCAAGATATAACACAACAAATACGCCCCGATGGCTTGCGCGCAGCAGTATCAGCTATTCTAGATGAAAAACTAAACTTAATTTATGGATAGGCTCTAATTATACTATGCCCGTAGCAAAACCACATGAAAAAGAATTTAAAAGATTAGCAATTACGCCTTTGCATATTAAACCAAGAAGACCAGCTGGTGATACAGACCCAGTTCAAAATCTAAACACTCTGTATTTTTCTAGTATTATAACAGAATTCACAGACTCATGGACTCCCAGATGGTCACCTACTAATGTTTATGGACGTATGGATCCGCTTTCATTTTATAGTGGCACAGGGAGAGAGTTAACTTTGGGATTTCGTGTAATTTCTGATTCCATAGATGAAGCTAATGATAATACGCACAAAATACAACGTTTGATACAATATCAATATCCCACATATCAATCATATGGTGGAGTTCAATTGCTGACAGCGCCTCCATATTTTTCAATTCAGTTTATGAATATTATTGGAGGAGGAGTCGGTAAAACCGTGCATGGATATATTAATGGCGCCATACAAATAAATCCTGGTTTTCAATCAAAAGATCAAGCGCAATATTTCACGCGTGATGATAAAAATATATACTTTTCTGATGTTAATGTAGTTTTACGTATGACGGTATTACATCAGAAGTCTCCTGGTTTTAATGTGACCAATGGCGCGTTTCGTGGAGATCCAGTAAATTATCCATACGGCGCGCCAGGATCTGGCGAAGCTGCAGCAGCGTCGAGTAGTCCAGGAGCGGGGGGAGGAGGGGTTAGCGCAATTAGGGGTCCTGGCGCCGCGGGCATGGCAGTTGATAACATCGCCGGTCAGGCAGTTGCCACCACCGTAGCCGCCGCCGCCGCCGCCACCGCCGCCGCCGCCGACGTCGCAGCCGACGTCGCAGCCGACGTCGCAGCCAGCGCAGCTGCTTCGTCACCCGTCGCCGCTAAAACTCAAAAGCGAGATGTGAATTTATCTCAGCATCTCGGGACTGGCAAAAGCGGTAAAATGCGGTTTAAAGGCTCGTCCGGCGCACGGCTGAAGCGCGATCACCTCAAACACATAGCTTGGTGAAGGCGATAGTGTGTTGACGCAGCAAGGTAAGCAATTGGGAGCTGCAGCTGCGGCGAGAGCAGCTGCCCGATCGGCGTATGAGCAGACACGGACAAAGGCACTTGGTGCTCAAAAGGCAGCATGCGAGGTGGATCCGAAGTGCAACGCCAATTAATAAAAGGATAATATTATGACAATTTCACGCTACGATAATAGAATGATATTAACAAACGTTTCTAATGATTATAGATTTTCTAAGATTTTAAAAGCTAGAGGATTAGACCGGATTAAACAATATCTTACTCCTGAATTGACATACCCTTCAGGTGAAGACTTAGCTGAAATCCAACAGGTTACGCGCGTATGGACAGTAGGAACTAAATATTTTAATTTATCATATGAATTTTATGGCGATCCACAATATTGGTGGGTTATTGCTTGGTTCAATTTGCAACCACTAGAAGCAAATTTTAGACCCGGCGACGTAGTTATAATACCTACCCCATTAGAAACCGTTTTAAGCGGTTTCGGGTTAATGTAGGAGAAAAAGATGCCCACAGCTGCACCACCAACCCCTACTCCACCGGCGCCTGGTACTACACCTACGGGACTACCCCCCGGCGCGACTCCCTCCATTCCAATAAGCAATATTGCATTAATGCCTTCATTCAATGATCAATGTTTTTTAATTGAAAAAGCAATGGCCATATACAATGTTAAGAAAAACGAGTCTTTGAGTAAAATTAGCCCAACTAGTCCTGTTCGTCAAATAAAAACTAATGCTCCTTTGGCTTCGTTTAAAACAAATTTGAAGTATATTAATCATATTACTTCAATGGTTGACGTTAAGAATTTTTTCGAAATAAGTTCAGAAAAAGCAGCGCAGCTAGCACATTATACAACTATATCAGTTGTACATAGAAACCCAACAGCTAATTTTGAACGAAAAAAGCCTATTTTTACTTCATCCGGTCATAGAGATTTTAATGCTGCAAATTTAGATGTCTTTCAAAGTTCCGGTGCGAGATCGGGAGCGGGAATTCAAAACATTAATGTTACATATGAGGGTATAGACTCAGCTACTAAAAAAGTAGTACGGGTTGCTACGACATATCTTTTTCAAGATATAAGAACTATGTTAAATTCTAAATATATTGAGCTATTAAAAGTGCTCATGAGTGAGGAAATAGAGGGCGTTAAAGCGTCACGAACTATTGATTTTGAAATAGGCTGGTCGACGCGCAAACATAGCTTGAAAAATGAAGCGTCTTCGTTAACTGAACAATTAGGCTTGAAATATCTAAAATTAAAACTTCGCACTAATATAGTTAAATACACATTTGATCTTAAACAGGACGGCTCTATAATAGTTAATGCGGAGTATGTTGGTCACATTGTAGATGTATTTGGAGGACCATCTTCAAATGTATTATCTATGGCTAAAGATGCATATGCAGAAGTCAAAAACAACCTGGAACAAATACAAAATAGAGCCACACAGACAGCTGCCCGAGCGGCTCAGAGTGCAAATCAAATGAGAACAAGCGGATTAGCGCACCTGGCATTTACACGTATTTTGGATTACGGTAGTTCCACCGCATTTCGACCGCGCGCCGGCGGGCCCGCGCCGCAATACGATGAGGGCATAAAGACCTTGGCTGGAGCCACCGGGGTGGGTAATAGCAATCCAGCCAACAACGGGGTTCTCGACAGCTGGTTGAATGCAATACAAACCGAGGTAAATGATTTTGCCCCCAGCATCCAGACCGCTGGGTCGGGGAACTTCACTGCCGCGGAGACGAGCGCTTTAGATGTTGAGATGAAAACCGTCATGAATCGTTTTAAAAATGAGCTAAAAGAGGCTTGGACAAATCCTCATGGTGTATCGGCGACAAGAGTACATAGAGTCCAAGCTGTTCTAGCAAAATTTAAAAGTATGGCAGCTCACACACATCGGGCTGGGCAAGCTGCAATTGCCACTACCGCACAACAGCAGGCATATAAGAATGCCATGGAAGAGCAATTAACTCGTGCTCAAATGGCAAGATTTTTAGCATTGCAAGAAGTAGCCAAAACATTATTAGATAAAAGTTTAATTAATTATGCTTATATAAAACGAAAACCTACTATTGAAGAATTTGTAAAAGCTGCAGCGCAGGGTCCTCAAGGTACCCCAACAGTTAAAACCTTAATGCAGGGTCTTGGCGCGGCAAGCTTTTTAGCAGACCGGGGGGATCCTAACAATCCGATATCAGAAGAAGAACTAGATACAGAAAGTATTCAAGTTATTCCTTTTGTTTTTTTGGGGAAATTTATAGAAAACGTTTTAAATTTACCAGCTAGCTCTATTAAAGCATCCACTGCAGGTTCTTCGACCTCTGCGGCTATAAAAACGGTATACCAATCTATGATAGAAAATTCTGGTCAAGAATTTACTGTAGATTTTGGATTAGTTTCTTATAAATCGCCTTATACCGGTACCGAAATTAATAACCTGCCTTTGTATTATTTACCTTTATCGTTAAAAAAAATAAATGATTTTTTTGCTAGAGAAGTAGTTGCCAAAGAAAAGTCATTTTTTGCGTTTGATGATCTTGTTTTATCTATTTTAAGGAAATTTCTTACAAATGTTTTTGGCATATGTATGCAAGAGGCGCACACTACTGGGTTTGTGGCGCCTAAAATACAGGCGTTGGGAGGACAACGTGGGAAAATGCTGCATTATTTTATATATGGATTTAAAAATGTAAGAAACGATATTAAAGATGGAAATATAACTTTTGGCAGTTATAATCAAAATTTTAGAAATCATATATATCATTTTTACTTAGGAGGTCAAATTAAAGGCGCCGTAAAACATGTTAAAGTAATCGACGTTGCCGACACAAACACCAAAATGGCTGTTTTCTGGCGTAATCAAGCTTCTGCGCGGGTTGGTATGACAGAGCCGAATGCCACCGATATCGGCGCTTTACCTCCTGTGGTCTTTCAAGCTGAAGTGGAAACAATGGGCTTTCCTCTTTTTAACATAGGGCAATTAATATATGTTGATTTAAGACCATATATTACTTCTGAGTATGGGCGCCAATTTAAAGCTAATGGGTATTATGGCATAACAAAAGTTACTCATAGTTTTACTCCTGAAAATTTTTCTTCTACAGTTAGTGCCATTATACAGTATTCTTTAGCAGATTATGATGCAAACAAAGGCGCAACATCTGCCTCAACCGGCACACCTGTCACTCCACCAGCCACAACAATACCTGCACCAACCCGTGCGCAATTGGCTGCAATTGCTGCTGAGCAAGCAAAAGCAAAAGCAAAAGAAAAATGGATTAAAAGTTTTATAGACACTTATGACGTGACCACCCAAGCTTTTGGTACAGCCACTCTAAAACCATTCCCAGGTGTCGATCCAGCCCAAACGTTAAAGCAAGCCAAAATAGCAGCTGCGCATCAGCACTTTGGGGCTTGGATCAGGAGCCCGAGTGGATCGCGATCGGCGTGGGCGAATCCCCACTGCCAATGGATGAACGACGCCCCCGGTGCTAAGCTACACTACGCGGTGTTAAAACGCAATGGTGAAATTCCTGTAGGTAGTGGATGTTGATTTTCTTTGGGACACGCTTAATATATATTCAAAATCATGCTAAAACACTAATTATAACATGCCCCAATATTTTCCAGATTTTATAGCAAAAACTACTCACCCTATCAAATCTTATAGTCTATATGAAAACAGACGTTGGTACAAAGAAAAAACTTCTCAAATTTTCAATAATTTTAATAATAATTATATTGATTTGTGGTATGGCACTCCTTATTACGGTAAAGTTAACGAGTCAGGAGTGCTAGTGATACCAAATAAAGATTATTTGAAATATTCTGCAAAACACAACTTAGTCTCGTTTGATTTTGTAATTCAAGCCTTTGACGAATTTATCTATTTTTTACAAAGAGCGACTACTCAGGGAAAGCTTTCCATGAGAAACGTTTTAGGAAATTTTAAAGTTAAAAGAAGTTTTGAAGATACAGAAAATAAATATCTTAATTTTGCGTGGAGTGTTGTAAAATCATTTAACGATTATATTGTCTCCAACAATAAAATGGTTTTAAATATGGAATCATACGTATGCGAGTTTTTAAAATATTTAGAACTTAATCCTTTGGGATTGTTTTCTTATTATTCTATTTTTGCGAGTTATAAAACCTCAGTGAGAGCTAGTGGGCTTGCAATTGAATTTTTAGCGGCAAATCATGATAGTGATGTTATAAAAAATCGATTTTTCAAAAATGCAGAATTTTATAAATACGTTCAAACTGCGGCTAATTTTGGTTTTAGAATTAATAAAAATGCGCCTTGGATGGTTATCGCAGATTTAAATTCCAAGCCGATGCAAACTGGACATACAATTAAACGTATAAACACTACGCAAACTGTTGATGGCTACCTACCACAGAATATGATTCCCAATACTCAAGCTTTGTTTGCGAGTCATTACAATCGATGCATTGCGGCCGCAGTGGTATATTTGCAAGAAATTATGATATATGGATATAAAGAATATCAATCGAATATGTTATACTTAATAGATCATAATAACGTTAAATATGAGTCTTTGGCACGTTATCAAAAGTTCAATAGCGGCGGTGGAGTTACTAAACGATGGGCGCGCCAGCTGACAATTAAATCTTATAAAACGCCTAGTAGTAAGTATCCAGCATCTTCGGTAGTTGAAATTAACGACTTACGTAAGCTATATGGAGAAAAATTTTGGTTAACGATGATGGAGAAAGTTCTTAAAAAGGAATATTCTGTGCCAAATGATAAAGCTTATAGAAGTTTTAAAAAAAAGTTTGAGTGGAATTTGAATAACGCTCCTTTACTGTTTGACGTATACACCCTTTTAGAATCTTTTTATAGCTCTACAAAGATATTTGGTAAATCTTCACGGTCCCCATTGTGGTCCGAGTCAAAAAAGTCCTTGAATCCTCAAAAAAATAATGTTATGGTACCAGCAGGAAAAGAAAAACCAACGATTAGTAAAATCGTTACTGAGTTCCATACAGGATATTAATGATATTTCAGACTTTTGATGATAAGCAAGAGTGTTTTTTAATTTACAAAGAAGAAGGGTTCCATAAGAACTTAACTCCATCATGTACTCAAACATGGTCATATGCCACATATATGAAAGACCGCGATGACATTGAATACGCTCAATTGTATGCTCTGGGCGCCGATTTGGATGACTTATGCCCAGCTTCTATAAAAGGCAAATGGCAGCGAATTCAAAAAAGAATAAAAGCTGTAATTAAGTCGGTTTATGAGGTAGGTCTAGATTTAGATAGTCACTGCATATACGATATGATGCCTCGCTGCATTCTTAAAGACTGGGCAAACACAAAAACTGAAATATGTAAAGAAGTATTTATAAATTATAAAAAACCAGCCCATTATAATCAATTACTAAAGATTAATAAAGTTATTGCCGATATTAAACAGAGAAGATTGAACATTGATCCTTCTCAAATATCTAGACTTACACTTCAAGATAGAAATACTTATAAACTTATTACACAAAATAAGCCTTTTATTGATTATGACATGGCTAAAACCGTAACAGGTCGCTTAAGCACCAAGAAAGGGTCTTTTCCAGTCATGACCTTGGCAAAGAAATACAGAGGAGTACTGACTCCTACTAATCATTGGTTATATGAGCTAGATTTTAATGCATGTGAGCTAAGAGCTGCGCTAGCGTTGCTGGGAAATCAACAGCCACCAGAAGATCTTCATGAGTGGAACCTTTCCCATGTGTTTACTAGGGCAAAAGATCGTGATAATGCTAAAAAAAGAGTATTCTCTTGGCTTTATAACCCTCATAGCAAGGATGATAAGATTAATAAGATTTACGACCGAAATAAACTCAAAACTTTGTATTTTAAGGATAATAAAGTTATAACTCCTTTTGGTCGCGAAATAGAATGTGATGATGACCATGCTGTTAATTATTTAGTGCAGTCCACTGCGGCAGATATGGTCTTTGAGCAAATGTATAAGGTTTGGAAACTTCTAGAAGGTAAAAAAAGCTTTATTAAGTTTTGCAACCATGATTCTCTAATGATTGACTTACATATGGACGATCAGTTTGAGATTAATAAGATTAAAAAACTATTTAGTGCGACACGATTTGGAGATTTTCGTGTTAATTGCCTAGGCGGCAAAAATTGGGCAGAAATGAAGCGCTTAATGATTAAATAACTATTTATAGAGAGAGGACCAATTATGAAACTTACTAAAGCATATTTAAAGCAATTGATAAGAGAAGAAAGAGAGAAAATGACGTCGCACGAAAAAACCACCCCAGCTGCGACACAAGAAGAAAATCCCAATTTGCAGGATTTAAAACAGAAATTGCTTGATTTGACAAAAAATCTAGCTGGCATCCAAATGAACGAAATAGATATGATTAATTTGTTTGTTGAATTAATTGATTTAGCAAAACGCGAAAATATTAATGTACAAGAATTACGTAGAAGGCTGGGGTTTGTTAAACAAGCGGCACAGAAGATTGCGAAATGAGTGAGATGAAACTAATAATGGAAGGTTGGCGAAATTATAATGCTGATCAAGAAGAAGCAAAAGAGGCTCAGCAATTAGTTGAAGAATTCTGGCGAGGAGATTATTGTTCAGGCGAGCTTATTTTAGAAAATGAAATTAAACTTTTAGAAGAGGGCGTAAGCCAATTTTTTAGAGACGCCTACACCTCAGTAAAATCTAAAATAGATCAATTTAAAAACTGGAGTGAGCAAAAACTCATGAGTTTTGTTGAGTCAGGGTTAGAAAAACTTAATTCTTTTTTAACAAAAATGCGAAATATTGCAAAGGAAACAAAAAATCAAGTATTGTTAAAATTATTCCCTAAATATGGCACAAGAGAAAAACAAGATATTGTAAAAGTCTTAATGATGCCAAAGTATCTGAGGATAGGAGCCGCCATAATAACGACTTTTTTGCAAAAAGCAGCAAAATTTGGAATTAGTGCTTTATTGGATACACTCACCGCCGGCACCGGCACTGCAGCAAAAATAAGTACTTTTATCAAAGACAATATAGAAAAAATAAAGCTTTTTGTCGATGGTGTGATGAACGCGCTAGATCCAAATGGGATTTTAGACATGATTGAACAATTTGATATTATGAAGGATGCTAAGGAATTAATCGATCAATTCAAAGCAGATCTCCAAGGACGTCGAAATCCACTCACATCAACAGAGGCATAAATGCACACCGTAATAGGATTAGGTCAAGCAGGCTGCAATATTGCTGACCAATTAAAACAATACCCACAATATAAAATAATAAAAATTGATACCGGTCTAAGAAAGACCAAGACTTCTTTTGGTCTGAAGCACCAGGCATCACCAGAACTGTATGAAGAAAAACTGCCGCGAGGTA